CTAGCACGCAACACATTTTCTACAGCTCTCGCCCTAGATCCTGGTGGTGAGTAACTTGCAACCTTTGTCATTTCCTCTCGGCTAGCCCTTTTGCCCTTAGCTGCATAACCTGCATTTGCAAGCGCTCTGCCGATCGCTGAAGTCTCAGCATTCTCCAGTGCAGAAGTTGAATTGACACCCCGATCACTAATGCTTTCACTAGCAAGGCCAGTCGCCCACGCTTGGGGGTCGGCTTCCGTCTTAAATAGTTGAGCACTAACAATGTATCTAGTGTCTGTGGCCTGCTCGATCTTTGTAGATAATCTTCCATCCGGATACTCCTTCCAAAACTTTTCTAGTCGACTTTCAACTGTTTCATAGTCTGCTAAATTAAATGCCATTAGTCATTCCCCCAGGTAAAATTGATGTCGGCTTCTGCATCAAGGACTGTCTGGTATATCGAAATGTAAGCAAGTGCGTCGATGATCGAGTCACTGTGGCCTGGAGACTCAGTAAGCCTAGAAACCTTGACGAGCGCCATACATAATGCGACTTGACTAGGCGTAATTGGATGGTCGAGGTATGCCGACCACAATTCACTGATCCTTTTATGGTTTGTGTAAGGGTGACCATAGACCGATCCCCTTGTATGCACCAAGTCGACAACATCTGCTAGCAGCTTCTCAGTTTTTGTCATAGTCAAATACCTCATCTGACTTTATTTTGTTTTGAATCATCCTGCGGTGCATATCCCAGCCATCTTTACGGCCTCGCCAGTAATGCGTTTGCTTCATATCATCAATCCGCATAAGTAATAGCCAATAAGCCATACTTAGCCCTATAAATAAATATACAGCTAGTTCAAGTGTCATTTTGTAGCCCAATCTATGCACACATATTTTGTGGCACAGGCATAGTGTTGCACCTGTGTATGACTTTGTGGATTATTTAAGGCTGTTTTATTATAACGATTAGATAACGTTAATATCTTCGAGGTCATCGATATGGTCATCGATAGTGCGCTCGACGTACTCTGTATTAAGCCCCATAGTGTCTGCCTAATGCTGTGAATGAGCCATCCTTATTTACTGGCACCAGGGTCGGTGTCAGGGTCTTACCACTAGCTTCTAGTATAGCAAAGCCCATCTGCCAATTAGCGCTTCCATAGCGGATATAAGAGGCTTTTTTACGATCCATAAGGTTTCCTACCTCTACCCCATATAAAGCCCTGTAATAGCCGTTTACGCCCTCTGAATAGGCACTCATACCAAGCCTGTGGCTGTGCCCCGCCAAAACTGATTTTCCAAATTTCTTGGCTAGGTTAAGCGAGGTAATTCCAGCGTGCTGGCTCATATTGCCCTCATCGCCGTGGCAGAGTAACCAATTATCGTGAAATTCATAGGCTGTCTTGTGATAGGTCATACCCATCTCAGCAAAGCCCATAAAGGCTGGATACTGTAACTCAGGTAAATTGATTAAGCCAGGTACTTTTAATAAAGTGTTATATAAGCGATCAGTATGATTACTGCGGATAATATGCATTTCTGGACTGTACTCACCGAGATCCCAGAGTATCTGCTTACACAGCTCACGATCTGCGTGTAAGTCTTCTGAATAAGCCAAAGGTGTGCCATCGGCCCACTTACTAATCGACTGGAAATCAATTTCATCCCCGACCACCAATACAGAATCAAACTTCTCACGCCTCGCTAACTTAATTACATTCTTTACAGCTGCTTCGTGATGATAGGGCACCTGTAGGTCGGATATTACTAGCCAACGCTTAATCGTCATCCTCATCAAAATCGTCAAGTGGATTTTTAATAGGATCTTTTGTATCTACGATCCAGTCTGGATAACTTGACCTATCCATTGCAAACGCTAGAGCTGTGCCCTCATCCATTCCAGACTTACGGCAGGCCATATAAACTTCATTAGCTGCTATTGCCCAGAAATCCAGTTTAGTAAGTACAGGCTCTTTAGTAGTCCTACGCTTACGTACTGGCTTCTTCTTTGGTTTGCGTTTAGTTGCCATATTAAAATTATGACTTACTAATTAACATAAAGAGATCATCGACACGCTTCTCTAGCCGTGTTAATTGATCCTTCATACTAGAGCCACCATTCGGACGTAACTCATTAAGCCAGCCTTTAACTAAAAAACGTAATCCTACTAGCCCGCCTGAGAGCACGGCCATAACGCCAGCGCCAAAGCCAGCCCATTCTCCAGGGCTCACTTTTCACTAGTACCGATTACATCGGATTTATCTAAAGCCCTAGCTGCTGGACCGGCCAAAGCTGCAATCACTACAGACAGCGCTGGGTCTAAACCTAATTCATTACTTGCCAAGAATGTTAAGAATGATACCAATACGCCACGTGCGTATGACTTTAGTATTGCCTTCTGTTTTTTGCTTATCTTCATATCTTGCCTCCTATTAGTGGTATATCAAATGGCTTACTGTCTTTGTCGCCTAACCTTGTAAAGCTAATATGTATGTGTCGCTTGTGTGGATTAATGCCTTTGTACTTACGCCATTTCCAGTTTAATATTTTTGAGCATATTCTCCCGTTATAGATGACGTATGATAAGCGTGGATCCGATTTGGCTGCGATTCTGATCTGGTCAGCCAGATAAGGTGCGAGGCTGTCGGATGACTCCAACCGAGCATTAAGATCAAGACCTCTGACCCACCCGTGTTCGTCTGGATTATGATCCGATTTTCTGGCGGAGTGACGACTATCGCCCAGCCATCCTTCTGGACTTTTAGTACACCTATCTGGAAACCACGTATCAACTTGATCTCTTAACTGCACACCAGCTGCACATAGTTTAGGTTTCAAGTTCAGGCACTATCCATTGGCAAGTATCTTCACTAAAACCAAGAGCATTTTCAGGCTCAGGTGCTATAAAAGCATCTCTAACTTCATCATAAGTAAAACCAATACCTGCATAGTTTTTACGTATATTGCCATTGTATGAAGTTTTGATCCAAGTCCCACCAAGATTATCTATTAACCATTGATAGCCTTCATCACCTGCTGGATCATTGTTATCGCCAACTAGTACTCGTAAAACTTTATTATTGTTATCAATTTCTGCCCAGTGACTCACGCTAAGTACCTCACAATTACAACTCCGCTTTGACCAGCTAAACCATTACCGCCGCCACTTGAAGCACAACCACCACCGCCGCCAGTGTTGGCGCTGCCGTTACCAGAACCATTTGTACCTAAGCTAGAACCAAAATTAGATTGTCCTCTACCGCCGCCAGCATAATAATATGTGCCACCTACGTTTTCACCTGTTGAAGTAGCAGATCCCCAAGCGCTATAACTTGATGAACCAACACCACCATTACCACCAGAATTGAAAGCTGTATTACCACCCACTGCGCCAGCTCCACCACCACCGCCGCCATTAACTGCGCCAGCTGATGAATTTTGACCATCACCACCTGCATTACCTTGACCTGAAGGAGAAGCCGCTCCGCCTGTGCCTGTGCCAGTTGAATCTCGAGAAGAACCACCACCACCTGAACCACCAGCAACACCATTATTAGTTGAATTTGGCGCACCATATTGCGAACCACCGCCACCACCAGTTGATACTGTTAAAGCAGCAAATTGTGAATCAACACCATTGGTACCATTAGAGGCACCCGAACTACCTAAAGCACCACCACCACCAACTGTGATTGCATAAGTAGTAACAGTGGGTGTTTGAGCACCAAAATATCTTAATCCACCAGCACCACCACCGCCAGAACTACCACCGCCACCGCCAGCAATTTGTAATACTTCAAATGTTGGAGTACCCCCTATTGCTGAAACAACAAAATTACCATTACCTGTAAAAGTGTGATATTTGTATCCACCCGATGTAACTATAGTACCGCCTGTTGCAGTAATAGTATTTGATATTTTAGTATCAACTACACCTGGAATTATGTTTCCAATCATTATGCAACAGCCCCAACTACATACCACGCATTAGCAGCAGTTTTAATACAAGCCGCTGATTTGTATTGTGCAAGTGTTGGTGATGCGGCTGTGCCACCGGCACTTAATACTGTGGTGGTTCCAGGAGTTACTGCGCTAATCGTGCAAGTACCTGCACCTATATTTAACACTGTAATAACTGTACCTACTGCAAAGTTATATGTAGCATCGGTTGGCAACTTGAATGCAATAGCAGTTGCTTTATTTATCTGCACTAATTGTTGGTATTCATCACCACTAGCAGCTGTGTAATCTGCTGTCTTAGCAGTTTGTACTGTAAAGGCTGGTAGCCCATTCCACATAGCAGAAGTAACTACATCACCAGTATTGCCTGGAAAAGTTGGCATTATATCTCCTTAATAAGATAATACGTTTTGATCTAAGACCCCGTAATCTACGTTGCCTATTATAAACCCATCTATGACAGGTTCTAGCGTTGTAAACACCACTTTAAAGCTATTAGGTGTGATGATGTTAGATACGCCAAAGATTTGCAGGGTTTTCTCCAGCTTAGATCCACCAGGCTGGGTAGTGATTACTGTGATCGGGTCAAAGAAGTCTAGGTTTAGGGCTGCCACTATGCCTGTGGTGTAGTTAGGGGTGTATAAGTCTAGCTCGATGGCATCGCATCGAATGGTTGTCTCAGCCCTGCTAGCCACATAAGCACGTGCGTAATCTAAGGCCACAGCATCTGTCTGCATTAGCAGGTCTTGTTGGTTGTAAGAATGAATAAAATACTTGTCAATAGAAGCCTGATTGCTAGCAGATTGCACAGTGCCGCCAGTCCTAGTGATTTGGGCTGAATTGAATATAAGGGTGTCATCTAATTTCCAGGCTGCGTTAGCGTATGGGATACCTGTGCCATCATCTGCAAAGACTGTCACTGGATTACCTATGGTCTCTGTAGCTGTAAGCCTGTCCTTAAATACGAAGGATCCATCAAAGCCTACATATATTGCGCCATACTCTGACTGGGCGACAGTCTGCATAGCACCTAAAGCAGTGCGTGGGGTGCCTGGATCATTCTGTAATGTAGTTTGACCTGCATCTATTTGGCGCTGTGATAATGGCCAATCGATTTCATCTAATATCTCATTGATACGTGCCCCTGATAGGTCACCAGTATTAGCACCTGTGACTGTAGAGATCTGGGCATTGTAAGCCAGGCGCATCGCATCTACGGCCTGTATGGTTGTGTAGGCAACCTCTGTGGCATCTTTAGGTTGTGTGTTTACATAACTTGTAATAAAGCCTGTGAATAAAGGGTAAGTCACATTCTGGAAGTTGGCAGATATCTGCACCTTTTTCATAGGGGTCAATAAACCAAAATAAGGCCCAGTCGGATTTGTAGGGTTAAAGTCACCATTCTGATCTACTATGCGTAATGTTAATTGGCCTGTCTGGAATTGATCGAATAAAGCATTACGGCCTACAGCTGTTTGAATAAAGTTAATACGATCTGACACATCAACAATTACTGCTACTGCATCTGCCAATACGTTTGTGCCTAATACGCCAATATCTAACTGCATAGCCTGAGCCGTGCTAGGCCCAGTGCTGAAGTTAATAATTGCATTAATTGTAGGAGCACTCATTGAAGTAGAATCAACGATCCACGAGGAACTACGCCATTACCTAATTTAATTACATTACCCACAGCATCTTGGATGTAACGTTCTAAGTCTTGGTTATTGCTTAATACTGCGCCTGTGTTTACAGTTACCTGTGGTACTACTGTAGGTGCTGCTGCTGCTGCAGCTGTTGTCGCACTAGATGGCATACCACCTGGCACAGCATATTGACCTGCTTGCGCAAAAAATGCATCAGCCTGTGCCTGTAATCTTGCAGATGAGGCAGCCAAACCTGCTGCTGCGCCTGCTTCAATTCCCATCGATTTAAATTGACCAACTAAACTGGTAAAAATTTGATCGTATTTATTAGGCAAAGTATTTAAAGCATTAGCAGCATCCGTAGCAGCAGTGGCTAATAAATCAGCTGCTGTCTTAGCATTTAACTCTGCGTTGTATTTCTTAGCCAAAGCCTCATTGTTGTCTAGTATGGCTAACTTAGACTGGATGCGTAATTTAGTTTCAGCATCGGTAGCCTCGCCCAACGCTTTCATTAAACCTATGCGCTCAATATCAAACTTCTCAGCTAGTTTATCTACCTCGGTTTGCTTCTTATTTTTGGCATCTAGTAACGCTAATTCTTTTTTCTTCTGCTCTGATAATTTGTTTTCTAGGCGTAACTGCTGGCCAAAGATACGAGCCGATGCACGGCCTTGTTTGTTGTCTGGCTGAGTAGCGCTTCTTGCACCACCAGCTAATCCCACAGCCCTTTGCAAAGCTAGCCCACCTGGTTGTAATCGTATTAACAGATCGCCCAAGCCACCAGAAGTTATCTTAGATGCTAGGCCGTCTAACTTACTAATTAGTAAACCTACGCCATAGATCGCATTGCTAATAGACTTGGCAAAGGTATCCATTTGGTTAGCAGCGCCTTCTATGCTTCTATCTTTACCTAGCAAACTTATAGCATCTAATAAACCTTTACCGATTTCTTCTTTAGCATCCTCTGTAGCAACTGTTAATAGATCCATTTTGCCAGCATAGGTAGTTAATCTAGCTTGTGCTTGGCCAGCAAACTTGTTATTAAGTTCACCCAGGATCTTATCCATATCACCAGTTTTTAACGTGGCCTTACTTATGCCGGCACCTAAACGGCTCAGACCTGTGGTGTTGCCCGAGAATCCTCTAGTTAATGCTGCGCTTACCTCTGTCAAAGATCGACCAGTAGCAGCACTTACATTTAATGCAGTGTTTAATGCATCTTGGCTCTTAGTAATAGATCCTGTAGCTGTTAGTAATTGCTGGAATGCTGGGCGTAGTTGGTCATCTAATACGCCTGTAACTCTTTGTAAATTGGCTATATAATCTTCAACGGCTGGCGCACTAAATGCAAAACCAGTATTACGTAATTGAACCTCTAAAGACTTGGCTGCCTTCTCATCGGCTGCAAAGGCTTGTACTGCTCGCTTACTGAATTGGAATAATTGCTGAGCGCCAAAGACACCAGCAAAAGTCTTGCCTAATTTATTTACTTGCTTATCGAAGGCTGATATTTCTTTTTTGCCTTTAGTAAGTGCTTTGCCATTAAAGGTTGCCGTGGCTGCTACAAATATATTGGCCATTACGCTGCCTTCTTACTTTTAATTTCAGTTTTTTTATTAAATTGTACGGCTGATTGATCTATCGCTTTTAATATAGCTTCATAAACTTTTAAACTATCTTGCGACCAAGCCTTGTAAATTAAACGGCCTTTAGTTTTACGACCACCACCCCGAGCGCCAGGTATTTTAGGCTGAGAGGTAAGTGGTTCTAATGCAGATATAAATTGCTGACTAGCAAATGGGTTATTAGATTTGTATTCTTCGAATGCTTTGCTGCGAGCTGATCGCTTGGTATATTGTCCGCTTGCTCCTTGCGAGGCTATCATCTCAAATGGTGCTCTGCCTTGAGGATTTAAGCGGCCAGCAGTCTCGTAAATAGATCCAGGTCTGCTTACGTTGTAAACATAATTACTCACTTTAAAACCATTTCTTAATGTTTTATTTTCTCCAGGGTTGTAGCCAATACCTGCCAACACTGCGCCAGCATCATATTTGGGAAATGGTCTATAAGATACATTGCTAGACGTTGACTTAGACCAGCCAGATAAAACTGCATTATTGCTGAGCACAAATCCTTTAGCTTTGGTTGCTACTCCACGCATTAAAGGATCAATAGCAACTCTAATGCGTTGACGCATATCTTGATCGATAAAACTTAAACCATTTAGGACATCTTTAACGCCTACGACCTCTACTGGCATTTCGGATCTCCTTAGCTCTGTCGGTTAGGACTTGTATGATTGCGGCATACATTTCGCTATCCATATCAATAAATTCTCTAGGCGGTATCCCAGTCTCTACGCTCAGTTGTGCGATGCTGTAAAGGATTGAAGACCGCTCAATTATTTTTTTTCTTCGTCTAGTACCTCGACAGTTTCTAGGCTGTCTATAAACTCATCAAACGATAGAGATACCTGGCCACCAGCCCTGCGTAAACATTCCCAAGCCAACCAGAATATATCTGACTGCTTTTCATCTTCACGCAAGGCTTTGCTAATTCCCATACCTCTTTTTAACTCGAAAGCTACTTCGACACCTGGTGTTATCTTATGCTCTGATACTTCACCATTAGCCCTTGTTATCTTTAGCTTTGCCATTATTACTCCTTAGTTAGAATGCCACCGATGATGACACTGTGATTGCGGAGTTTACAGTAAAGGACAGACTTGACGTAGCAATTTCTGAAACGCCGCCTTGACCTATTGGGGTTAGGTTGTTGACCAAAATTGAAAATTGGTAACTTGGGTTGGTGGCTGATACAACAGTGCCCTTAACAGT